AAGCTGCGCCACCGCCTGCCGCTCGTGAAGACGCTTGGCGTGTCGGACGCCTTCCTGCCGCGGGAGGCGACTCTGGCCGACAAGCAGCTCGTCCGCGACGCGGAGCTCTTCGCCGCGCTGTACGAGACCCCGCCCGCCGGCATGGCCGCGAAGGCGTACGGCGAGCAGGCGGTCGCCGACTGCAACCGGCTCTCGCTTGGAGCCTGCGAGCTCAACATCGAGGACGTGGCCGATGACAAGCTCGCGGCGTTCGTGCGCGCGGCGGTGCACGCCGTCCGAGCCGCGAAGCCGGCGCTGCGCCTGCGCGTGAACGTCGTCCCCTTCAAGGGCACTTTCCTGCCGGCCGACCTGTTCGCCTCCGACGCGCAGCTGTACGTCATCGTCCAGAACTACCTCGGCAACATGGACGCCCGCGTGGCCTGCGACGAGATCGTCCGCGACCTCGTCGACCATGGCATCCCCTGGCCGAAGGTGTCGGTCATGTACGGCGCGCACGTCGGCGATCGCGGTGGCCCACGCGTGCCGGCGCTGCCGCAGATTCGCTGGCGCGGGTCGATCTACCAGGATGACCTGCTCGCCGACGCGGGGTACCTCGGGTGAGCTTAGAGACCGAGTGCGAGCGGAAGGTGCGCTACCTGACGCGCTCGAAAGCGAAGCACGCCACGCGCCAGATCCGCTCTCGCACCAGGAAGCTCCACGCCTACCGCTGCTCGTACTGCGGGTTCTGGCACGTCGGCCGAAAGCGCCCGGCGCTGAGGGCGGCCGCCTGATGCCGGCGCTCGCCTCCGTGTGGCGCATCAGCGAGGCGGGCACGCCACCACAGGCGCTTCCCGAGCGCGACCAGGTGCGCGACGTCGAGCGCTTTTGCAGGGCGATCATCGAGCGCATGACGACGACCCGCGAGCTCGCCGAGTCCGACAAGGACGAGCTCTTCGGAGCTCTCCTCGAGAAGGTTGTCATCCTGACGCGATCGTACGATCCGTCCCGGCGTGGCATCCGATTTGACCTCTGGCTGCACTCAGAGCTCGGCCGCGACGCGATCGACTTCCTGCGCCAGTGGCGAGGCCGCTTCGGCGAGAAGGGTGTCGTCGACGAGCGACTCGCCCTCATCGATCGAGACCTCGATGACGGAGATCCTTTCTTTCATCAACCCGCAGTCGCTGCCGAAACGAACGCAGATCCTGCTGGAGGAGCTCGGGCCCTACCTGACACTTGGACTGACCTACGTCGAGATCGCGCGGGAGCTCGGTCGCAGCGAGGACTGGGTTTCGAGTCATGTGCGGACGCTGCGTGAAGACCTCACGAGGAACGCTCTCGCCGAGGCCGGCGATGACATGCGCGCGGCGCTGCGGGCTCGGCTCGTCCACTACCTCAGCTGAGGACGGCTGTGTCGCCTGACGCCTTTCGGCGGCTGGCGCTACTCGCCGCGAGTTCGGCCTACGCCGCAGGAATCGGGGCGCTGGTCTTCCTCGTCTCCTGGCAGATCGGCCTCTTCGCGCTCGTCTTCGGCGGTCTGGTGACGATCGCGGTCACGATCGAGCAGCAGGACGGATCCGCGCCAGAGCCCGAGAAGCCCGATCCCGATGGTCTTTCGCGCCGCGACGTCGCCCGGCTCGCCGCTGAGCTCGACGAGCTCGAGTGAGCGCCGATGCCGCATACTGCACGTCATCGGCAAGCTCGTCCGCTTCCCCGCTCCTGTGATCGCCGCGCTTATGCGTGCGCTGCGTGATGAGCGGTCTCGCCGAGATCGTCGCCGGCGTAAGGCGCGAGCTCGAGATCTCCCTCGCCGCTGAGGAGGAGCGCTCACTCGAGCTGACAGCGGCCGAGCGCTACGCGCGCGACCCGTTCTCATGGATCGAAGAGACGCCGGTCTGGGTCGCCTCGAAGTTCGCCGAAGGGGGACGCTCGCGGCCCGTTCGCTTCTCGCCCTTCCCGGGCCAGCGCCAGACGCTCGAGGCGTGGATCGACCTCGAGCTCCTGGCGACCTCAAACGCGCTTCGCTTCCGCAACCTCGTCGCCGAGAAGTCGCGGCAGATCGGCGAAACGTGGCTCTTCGCCGTCGTCGTCCTCTGGGTCCTCCACTATCGGGCGAACTCGATGGGGCTCGCCCTGCACAAGCGCTCAGCCGAGATCGATGACGGCGGGACCCGCGGGACCGTTAAGAGCCTGTTCGGGAAGGTGCGCTGGGTCGACTCGCGGCTCGGCTCGCGCAACGGCCTGCCCGACCCGATGGCGAGGGCGAGCGTACCCGGCCTCGGGACGCTGACCTTCCGGCCCTTCTCGCGGGAGCCCGCCAAGATCGAGAACCCGCGAAACGGCGCGACGCTCTACGGCGAGGGTCAGACGGACAACCCCGGTCGCGGCGACACCTACGACTACGTCCTCGTCGACGAGGCCGCCTTCGTCGAGCATGGCGAGCTCGTGCACGCCGCTCTCGGCGATGCCTGCCCCGAGGGCAAGGCCTACTTCTCGACCGTCAACGGCGACTCGAACATGCACGCGCGGCTCGCCGACGAGAAGCCGAAGGGCTGGACGTACCTGCGCCTTCACTGGTCCGAGCACCCGTTCTACGGCAAGGGCTTGCACGTCGCCGGCGGACTCGACGACTGTGCGCAATGCGCCGGTAACCGCGCCGGGCTCCCCTGGAATCCCGAGGATCCGAAGGCTCATCGCTACCCGGGCCGGCTGACCTCGCCCTGGTACGACCAGGCCGTCCTCGACAAGACCGACGAGCAGGTCGCGAACGAGCTCGACATCGACCGCGAACGAGCGCTCTCAGGGCGGGTCTACACCGAGTTTCAGACCGACGTGCACGTCGTCGAGCAGGGGATCCCGTTCGCCGTCGAGCTGGAGTCGAAGACGGAGCTCGCCTGGGACTTCGGCCTCGACGCGACCTCGATCGTCGTCTGCCAGGACGCGCCGAACTCGTACAACGTCGTCGGGATCCTCGAGATGGGCGATCTCTTCGGGACGACCGCTACGCCCGAGCTCGTGTCGCGAGCGCTTCGGCAGTACCTCGCCGAGCTCGGGATGCGATTCGTGACGCCCGACTGGACGCGGCGGCTGTACGCGATCGGCGATCCCTCGGGCGCGAACCGAGACCTCGCGACGAACCGCCCGCTCTTCGCCGACTACCGAAAGCAGGGCTTCGCGATAGGCCGGCCGCCGACGCTCCTCACGAAGACGGTCGACCCCTCGATCCGCGCAGTCAAGCGCCTGTGCCTGGGGCACCCGAAGCCGCTACGCGTCTGCGGTGTCAAGGCCGAGGCCTTCGCTCGGCACATGCGAAACAACGTCTGGCCGACGGATGCGCTCGGCCGACGCTCGGGCACGAGGCCCGAAGATCGTGGCGAGCACAACCACGCCTGCCGCGCCTTCGCCTATCTCGTCCTCGCCAAGTGGGGCGTGCCGCACGAGGAGAGTGGGCCGAGCTGGGATGGCGACGTGCCCGGCGAGCGCGAGGGCGTGCTCAGCCCCGACGTCTCCTACGACATGAGCCTGTAGGCCGATACTCGACCGTGAGGCTTCAGCCGACTCTCTTCCGCCGCTCGAACGCGCAGCTCCCGCAGGGGCCCATCCGAGAACCCGAGCGCGGAGAGGCCGGAGCAGAGGCCGAGACGTGGGTCGCGGAGATCCTTGGCGGAGGGCCCGACGTCAACCCCGAGCTCACCGGATCGGCGAAGTTCGCCGTCTACGACGAGATGCGCAAGACCGACCCGACGGTCAAGTCGATCCTGTGGATCCCGACGCTCACGATCCGAGGCGCGAACTGGGGCCTCAACCCGCGTGACGAGCGCGAGCCGCTCGACAAGCTGATCCGCGATTTTGTCGCCGCCAACCTTGGTCTCGAGGAGGAGGACGGCTGGCTCGACCTCTCCTGGCCGAAGCTCTGCGAGCAGGCGCTGCAACTGCTCGTCTGGGGTGCGATGCTCGAGGAGCTCCTCTGGGGTGACGTGCGAACGTGGCGAGACGCGGACGGCGACGAGCATCTCGTGCGGCCGCTCGCTCGCCTGGCGCCGCGACTGCCGGCGACAGTGCAGAAGTTTGAGCGCAACCCCGACGGCTCGATCAAGCGCGTGACGCAATCACTCTCCGGGACGAGCCCGATCCCCGGCGACAAGCTCACGTACATGGTCGGCGAGTCCGAGGCCGGCCGCTGGGACGGGGTCTCGCTGCTCCGCCCCGCTTGGGGTGCGTGGACGATCAAGAAGGCCCTCCTCATCTCGGCCGGCATCGGCTGGGACCGCTTCGCGATGGGGATCCCCGTCCTGTACCACCCCGACAATCCGGCCGACGAGGAGAAGGCGAAGAAGATCGGCCGCAACGTTCGCTCGCACGAGCGCGCCTATGTCCATTTCCCCGTCCCGGCGGGCTTCTCGCGGGATGAGGCGGAGTGGGGCCTCGAGATCCTGAACGCCGCGACGACGCTCGCCGACCCCTCGCCGCTGATCCGCCTCCTCTCCGAGCAGATCGCCGAGGCCGGTCTTCAGCACTTCATGCGCCAGGGCCTCGGCCAGACCGGAGCTCGCGCGACCGCGGAGGCGCAGGCGAACCCGTTCTACATGGCCTGCGAGGCGATCGCTCAGGATCTTCGCCGCGACCGCATGCGCCAGGTCGTGCACAAGCTCGTCGAGGTCAACTTCGGGCGCGAGGCGGCCGAGGATCGCTGCCCGATCCTGAGCGTTTCACGGATCGTGCCCCGAGACCTCGAGGCCATCTCGCGGGCGCTTTCGTATCTGTCGGCAGCCGGCTTCACCTTCACCGATCGCGGCGCGCTCGACGACATTCGCGAGCTGCTCGCCTTTCCGCGCCTACCCGGGGGCGATCTCGCCGAGGCCGGCATCGACCCGGCCAGGCTGCGCGAGATCCTCAACGGGCTCGGGCTCGGCTCGGAGACGTTCGCGCGCATCGTGCAGGCGCTTCCCGAGGACATGGGGATCGCCCGCAACCGCCTGCCCGCCGAGGGCGGGCCACTACCGATCGGAACCTGATGCCAAGGATCATCGAGCTCGTCTACCACAACGTCGACGTCGAGCGCGGCAGCGAGGTCGATCCGCAGACGCTCGCCACGGTCTCGTCCTGGACGATCGTCTATCAGGATCAACGCACCGGAGATCTGACCCGCTTCACGTTCGGCGAGCAGATCCGCGACTTCATCGTCAAGGGTCTGATGGCGGGGATCCAAGTCGCCTCCGAGCTTCCGGACGCGAACGGCAGGGTCGCGGGTCGTGAGCCCGGCGGTTCCGGCTCCACTGCCCGTTCTCTGGTAGCTCCCGCCGATACTCGGACGTGAAGCGCTGCGCAGCGTGCCGAGAGAAAAAGCCACTCGACGAGTTCAAGCGTAACGGCGGTGGCGCTGTCTCCTGTCTCTGCCGCTCTTGTCATGCCGTGCGAATGCGCTCCTACCGAGGTCGTCCCGTACGCGGCCTGCTCTGCGGCAACTGCAACAAGGGCCTCGGCAACTTCCAGGACGACCCCGATCTTCTCGTCGCAGCGGCGATGTACGCGGTGCGCTCCCGCGATGTTCTGAGGGAGCTGGTCTAGCGTGGCAGCCCCGAGCCTGCGCGTCCGCAAGCTGGCCGACAGATCGTCGGGAGAGCGGGTCACGCGCTACGACCCCGAAAGCGGTCAGGCCTACCAGGCCGACCCCTCCACGTGGCGCCGCGACGACCCCGAGACCTGGGTCGAGACGCCGTGGCCGTTCGCCGGTCTCGTCGTCGAGGAGGCGCCGAAGACGTGCGAGATCCCGACGTCGTTCGTCGCGCGCGGGCTCGCCGAAGGCTGGTTGACGCTTGAGGGGCACCGCATGGTGCATCGCTCGGGCGGACCGCCCGAGGCGCCCTGGTCGGTCACGCACACCTTCATGCACGGCGAGGCGATCGTGCTGCACACGCTCTCGGGTGACGTCCGCTACCGGATCACTGCCAATCCCGACAAGTGGCCTGCCTCAAAGAACGAGCGCGACGAGGGCTTCGGCGGAGACGTGCGCTGGTTCTACGAAGTGAAGTTGGAGCGCTGATCCGTGGGCGACATCGTTGCCAATATTGCTCTGGGGAAAGTCAAGTACTACGCGGAGCTCCCGGCAGCCGCGGACGCCTTCCTCGTCTACCTGATCAAGTCGGCCGGGCTCGAGGCCGACGGCACGCTGCGCGACCACGACGACCTCGCTGCGGCGCTCGCCGCAACGAACGACGAGGCCGACTTCACGAACTACGCGCGCAAGACCGTCACCTCGATCACGGTCACGGTCGACGATACGAACAACCGCGTCGACATCGACATGGCCGATCAGACGTGGACGGCCGCCGGCGGCGCGGCGAATAATACGCTCGGAAAGCTCGGGCTCGGCTACGACCCGGACACGGGCATAGGAACGGACTCAACCGTCGTTCCGCAGACCTGGCACGACTTCTCCGTAACCACTGACGGCTCCGACCTCACCGCACAGGTCGCGGCCGCGGGCTTCTACCGGGCGAGCTGATGGGGCAGCGCATCTACGTCGCAGCGATCTCGCAGCTCGATTCGGAGGGCCGCGTCATCGGGTCGAGCGAAGGCCTCGCCGAGCAGCAGGAGATGGTTCCGCACGCGCTGCGCCAGGCGCTGCAGTCGCTCGGGATCGAGATCGACGCCTTCGACCGGGTCGACGTCGACGAGATCGACATGGGCGAGCTCCGGTATGCCTACTCGAAGTTCGCTGGACCCTCGCGAGACCTTGATCCCGACCGCTTCGCGCAGGAGGCCTGACCGATGGCGCGCTACTCGGCCGGGGTGAAGACGGGCGCGGGCTCGACGACGCTGCCCCTCGCCAGCGTGTACGCGGCCGCGTCTGTCGGCGGCATGCTCCGCCAGGTCACCATCTCGAACACGACGACGGGCGCCGTCGACCTCAAGCTCGTGCGTCTGACGACGGCTGGCACGCAGGGCGCGGGCCTCACCGAGGCGAAGCACAATCCGGACGCGGCCGCAGCCTCGTGCACGGCCTTCACGACGCACACGGTCGCTCCGACTCTCGGCGACGACCTCGGTTATCGCTGGTCGTTCGGCGCGGCGATCGGCGCCGGCGTCGTCGAGACCCACGGCAACCTCGGCCTCGTCATCAAGCCCGGGACCGGAAATGGGATCGGCGTGATCGTCGAGAACGGCTCGGGCGCCGCGATGCAGATTTTCTTCGTCTGGGACGAAGACTAGGCCGGTGGGAACGAGTGGCCGCGCTCTCGGTAGGCGGGGGCTGCTCGGCCTCGCCGCGGTCGCGCTCCTCGGGGTCAGCCAGGTCGCGACCTCGGCCTCGAATCTCGGGGCGGGTGCGGCCGACGAGCCCGGCCTGCGCATCTTTGCCGAGGAGTATGTCCCGAACGCCGAGGCTGTCCCCTATCACGGCAAGTGGGCGCGAGCGTACCCCGGCGAGGCGATTCGCTGGGCCACGTTTCGAGATGCGCTCCTCGCCGGCTCAGACGACGTCGCAGTGCCCGACATGGCGACGCGCTACGGCAAGGCGCTCGTCGCGGCGGGGAAGATCCATATGAGCTTCTCGCGCTTCGTCGGCAGCATGGTCGGACCACCGCCGACACAACCTCCGACGCCTTCCGCAGAGCGGTTCGTCTACACGCTGGGCGATCCAGCATGGCTCGCTGAGGCGGCGGGAAGCACCCCGGGCTGGTGGCTTGACGCGGTCTCCTCGACGGGTTGGACGCGCGACGCGTTCGCGCTGCCCGCCTCGTCACGCATCGTCTTCGATGACTTCGTGCCCGTGATGCAGTCGGTGGCTGGCTCGTACGGCAACCCGGGCACGTCCGGCCCTGCCCACACCGTACGAATAGCGATCAACCAGGGAGACCCGGAGATACCGGGCATCGCGGCGGGCGCGCAGGGCGGCGTTCTTCGCCCCTATCCCGATCTCTACACGAATGCATTCTTTGGCCCCCCGCCGGATGCGAGACCACAACAGGGTGAGACTTGGTGGTACGGCTTCGCGGCCACGACGAACCCCGGCTACATCGCGCACGGCCAGCTCGTGCCCGATCTCTCCTGGGGGCTGTGGAACAGCTTCGGCCTCGAGTGGCACGTCGCGATCGGCGGCTCAGTGCTCGGGCCGATCATGCAGGAGATCCACACCATGCGCCCGTCGAGCTTCAACTCGGGGCCGAACGGGAGCGTGTGGTGGACGTGCAACGCCGCGGGGGGCTGGGCGCACCTCAGTCCGCCTCGGCTAGGAATCGCGCTCACCGGGGGCCTAAACAGCGGCGGGCCTACCGAGGACGCCGAGCACACCTGCCGCCGCATCCAGGGGCCGGTGTTCACGGCGGGCACGACCTACAAGTCGATCTACCGGGTCAAGTGGGACGCCTTCGAGCAGGGTGAGTTTGACTGGTACGTCGACTCGGGCGACGGGCAGGGGTATGTCCAGTACGCCGCCATGACCGACGTGAGCACGATGTGGCGCTCGTCTTCAGGGCCGGACGCGGGGACGTATCCGCAGCTCCTGATGTACCGCAAGACGGACAACTCACTGCCCGACGCGGTGACGTACTACGGCGGCTTCATTCGGGGCTCGGTGATGTCCGACGTCGTGATCCCGTGAGCCTGAACAGCGAGATTCTGGCGGACGCACCGCTTCTCTACCACCGCCTTAACACCCTCTCGGGCACGGAGACGGACCAGGGCTCGGGCGCGCACACGTTGACGTATAACAACGAAGGCGCGATGACCCGGCAGTACCCCGGACTCATCGGGAGCGATTCGGACACCGCCGTTTTGATGGATTGCTTGAATGGCGCGTACTGCTCGACGCCACACACCTCCGACCTCACCTTCACCGCCGCGCCTTTCACGGTGGAGCTGCTCTGGCGACCGACCGTCATCGACGCAGGAAACTCGCACACCCTGGTCGGCAAGGGCTCGTTCGGCAACGGCGGCTGGATGCTTCAAAACCGTCTGGGCGCGCTTGCGCTCACATTCCTCGGCGTCGTCGACATCATCTCGACCTTCGTGCCGGTCGTCAACACGACCTATCACCTCGTCTGCGCCTGGCGCGCGAGCGGCAACACGGACTTCTACGTTAACAACGTCAAGGAGAACATCCCGACGGCGGGAAGCCCGACTACCAACTCGCAGCAGACCACGATCGGTCGCGATTCGACCGGCGCCGGCAACGTCGACGGCGCGAGCGTCTTCGACGAGCNCGCGATCTACAACACTGGGCTCTNGGATGCGCGGGTTTCGGCGCACTTCGCTGCGTTGAGCGTCGCGCCGACGCTTCTCACCCTTCGCTCCCCGCTTCGCTGGTGATGCGCGATGACGATCTCGATCGTCAACGGCAACCGCGGCACGGCCACCGAGAAGACCTCGGATCAGACGCTCGCGCTGACGCCCTCCGGCGATCTCGCCCGCGGTAACTTCGCGCTCCTCGCCGTCGTCATCGACAACCCGGCAACGTCGGAAGGCGAGACCGCACATCTCTCGGTCTCCGACACGAAGGGCCTGACCTGGACGAAGCTCCGCGAGCAGACCGAGGCGAACACGGCCGCCCTAACGGGCGTTACCTGCGCGCTCTTTCTCGCCATGTGCGACTCGGCCGGGCTCACGACCTCGGATACGATCTCGATCGCGCTCGGCACCGCAGCCACCGCCAAAGGTGCAGGTCTCGCAGAGCTCTCCGCGGGCGTTCTCAAGCGGATCGTCCTCTCGGCTTCGGGGGCAGCCGGCTCGAACGAAGCAGCCGCCACGAGCTACTCGGTTGCGCTCTCAGGGCTGACGAACGTCGCCGGGCTGTACGTCGGCATATCCGCCTGCGAGAACGANGTGGATACCGCCTGCACGCTCGATGCGGGATATGGAGAGATCGGCTTCGGCTCCATCGGATCCGGCGTCGCAGGCGTTGCAACCTCGAACGTGCGAGCTCGCGTCGGAACGCTCGCGAACACGTCGGCGGGCGACACCTTCGACGCTTCTGGGCTGACTTCCTCCGACCGAGCGACGATTCTCGTCCGCCTCGAGGAAGCCGACATCCTCGTCCCGCCGACCCGCCTGATGGCGCCCTACGTGCCCGCATGACGCGCCCGCTCTGGCCCGCACGCTCGTACAGCTATCCGGGACTCATCCGCGTCTCGCAACTGCTCGGCTCGCTCCCGGTTAGCGGGCCGACGGGCACGGTGACGCTGGGCCAGGCCCTCGAGACCGGCGTCGCGCAGCAGATCCGCCCGCTCCGCACATACGTCGTCGGACAGGCGGCCGAGACCGCCGTCGCCCAGCCCTTCACCGAGGTCAAGAGCGTGGTCATCGGACAGGCGCTCGAGACCGATACGGCGAGCGCGTTCGGGCGCGCGAAAGTTCTCCTCTTCGGACAGGCATTCGAGGTCGACACGGCGCAGCCGTTCGGCCGACTCAAGCTGAAAGCGCTGGGGCAGGCGCTCGAGACCGATCTCGCGCAGCCGATCGCGTGGGCACCCAAGCGCCGGCTCGTCAACCAGGCGCTCGAGGTCGATCTCGCGCAGCCCTTCACGAGGCTGAAGCTGCGGGCGTTCGGACAGGCCTCCGAGTCGAACCTGGCGCAGCCGCTGGGGCGGCTCAAGTCGAGTACCTTGGGGCAGGCGCTCGAGGTCGATCTCGCGCAGGTCTTCGCTCACACGAAGTCGAGGGCCATCGGCCAGGCACAAGAGCTCGACGTCGCTCAGCCGTTCGGCCGACTGAAGATCAGGTTCGTCGGCCAGGCGCTCGAGACCGATCTCGCGCTTGCCTTCGCGCCTGGCGGCGCGACCATTCAGGGCTTGGTCGACGTCGGCGGCGTACGGCTCGTCCTCGGGACGGCTGCGCGAGCGCGCCGGGCTCAAGGGGCCGCCGATACTCGGCTAGTCATGGCTCAGGCGAAGACGCAGACCCACTCGTGACGATCGAGACGCTCCCGACGTTCGACCTCGTCGTCGAGCGAGCCCGCACGGTCACGCTCGAGCTCGGCCCGCTCACGACGGAGAACTATCTCGGCGTGAAGGTGCCAATCGACCTGACGGCCGTCGGGACGAAGATGTGGCTGACCGTCAAGCACTCCGTCGACGACGCCGACCCCGGCGAGGTCCAGCTCACCGAGGCTTCGGGGATCACGCTTAACTCGCCGGCGACGGCCGACAAGAACTTCGCGACGGCGCTCATCCCCGAGGCCACGTTCGCCGATGCCGCCGCCGAGTACAAGGATCGGACGATCCTCGTCTGGGACGCCGTCTGGGAGCTCGGCTCCCGCCACGAGACCGTCGCGCGCGGGAAGCTGATCGTCGTCCCGAGCGTCACGAGGGCGACGTGAACCGATGGCGGCTCCTGCGCTCGAGCAGACGTTCGCGCTTGTCGAGAGTGCTGTAGGTCGCAGGCTCCGCCAGTCCGAGCGCGCTATCGACGTCCTGCTCCTGCACGGCGCCCTCGAGCGCGCGAAAAACGAGCTCGACGCCGCGATCTCGGAGGAGATGCTGCGGGCGACTCGCTCCTGGATCCGCTCGGCGCAACCGACGCCCTACCCGCAGCTCGAGCTGACGAAGGAGATTCTCGCACCGCTGGAGGAGCTGCACGCACTCGGGCTCGAGGAGGCCATGAACGAGCTCGAGCGCGCCGGCTACGGCTTCGACGAGCAGACGGAGCGCTTCCTCGCCGCGCCCGATCCGCTTCCCGGCGGCGGGTTCGAGAGCTTGCAGAACACAGTCCGACGCGGCCTGCTCGGCATCGGGATCCGCATCAGTGACGATCTCGTTGCGGTCGATCTGTCGGCGGCCAGCTCCGCGATGATCGGGCAGGCCCTTCTGAACGTGCCGGGCGCGCGCGATCTGGCGAGCCGGGTCGTATCGACGGCGCTCTACTCGGGCATGGGCGCGACCTTCGAGGAGAACGAGGATCTTGTTGATGGTTTTGAATATTCCGCCGTCCTCGACGCTGCCACCTGTTCTGAATGTTGGCCGCTCGACGGCACGACCTACCCGAGTTGGGCGGCGATCCAGGAAGTGCTGCCCGGAGGCGGGCCGAATCCGGCGTGCCTGGGTGGCGGACGGTGCAGGTGTAGGGCGGTACCGGCGCCAGCATGACCGACATTCGCATCCGCGTCGACTCCGACGACGCCGACCGCGACCTAGCGCGGCTGGCGCTCTTCCTGACAGACCTGCGCTCGTTCTGGCCGAAGGTCGTCCCGCTCTTCGTCGGCTGGATGCGTCAGCAGTTCGAGACCGAAGGCAGCTTCGGCTCCGGCGGCTGGGCACCGCTCGCCTTCTCGACGGTCGATCGCAAGGCGCGGCTCGGCCTGCGGCCTCAGATTCTCCAGGCCACGGGCGCCATGAAGCAGGCGGCCTCGCGACCCTCGCGGCGCGCAACTGCAAAGAGCCTGACGCTTCAGATTGACGACCCCAAACTTCAGCATCATCAGAGCGGTACAGCTTCGATGCCGGCCAGACCCCTGATCTTCGAGCGGCTGCCGCTGCAGGCTGAGCACGAGCTCGGCGAGGCCGCAGAGGACTACGTACGGGATCTTCTCCGCCGCTTGACCTGAGCCGATACTCGCTCGATGCCCTCGATTACGTTCGCCGCGCCGATCATCCGTTCCGCGATTGCCTCTCTCCAGGCGAACTTGCCGACGCAGATCGCAGCCTTCAACGCGGAGCCCGAGAACGAAGTCACGCTGACCGCGCCCGTCGCGTTCCATTTCGGAGCCGCCGACCCTCTCATCGAGTTCCCTGCGATCGAGGTCGCCGCGACCGACGGCGCGACCGCACAGTGGGCGATCGACCGCAGTGAGGGCGACCACTTCCCGCAGATCGCCGTCGTAATCTGGTTCGAGGGCGAGCGCGGCGAGATCGGCCCGACCTACGAAGCTTCGCTCGGCATGGCCCGCTGCGTGCTCGAAGTGCTCTCCCAGACCGGCGCCTTCGGTGAGGCGGAGATCCCGAACGACGCGGGTGCGGTGACCTGGCGGACGGACGTGCTCCCGGCTGACCTGACCGAGGACGGCCGTGAGTTCTCGAAGTGGAGATGCGCCGTGCTCCTCGTCTTCAGGCTCGAGACTGTGGAACGTTTCGGCTAGAGCGAGCGGCCGCGCCGATACTCGGTCATGCCGGATCTACAAACGGTTGATCTTGAGGAAGTGGAGATCCTTAGCACGGGCGGCCCCGTCCATGCGATCGGCTCACCGCCCGAGGGCGACCACTACACGAAGGAGCAGCTGCGGGCGATGGTCGACGCGGCGAACGAGCTCGCCGGCGAGCTTCAGGCGCCGTCGCGTATCGGTCACCGCAAGATGGGCGAGTCGCAGGAGGGCGCGCTTCGCTCGAGCCCGGCCGTGGGCTGGCTCTCGAATCACCGGCTGAACGCCGACGGCACGAAGTACCTCGCCGACATCAAGAAGGTCCCGAAGGTCTTCGGCGAGCTCGTAAAGGCAGGCGCCTACCGCAAGCGCTCGGCCGAGCTGTCGTCGATCACGAGCCAGAAGACGGGCAAGACCTACGACCTGGTCGTAACCGGGCTCGCCTGGCTCGGCGATCGGTTGCCGGCGATCTCGACGCTCGAGGACGTCGTCAAGCTGTACGAAGGCGACGCCGAGCGTCGAGTGCTCGTCATCTACGAGAACCCGCCGGCGAAGCCCGAGCTCGTCGAGCTCCTCCTCGAGCACGCCGCCGAGGCCCTCTTCCGCGAGCTCGACCCCGGTTCAGGCGCCACTCCTGCCGATACTCGCGCGATGAAGTTCTCCGAGAAGCAGCGCAAGCAGTTCGCGGAGGCCACGGGCCTCGAGGCCGACAAGGTCACGGACGAGATGCTGGGCGCTGCAGGGATCACGGGAGAGCAGCCAGCGCCGATTGTCTCGGACGATCAGGCGAAGGAGCTCGCCTCACTCGCCGGAGTCGAGGGTGACGATGTCACCGCCGACAAGCTCCTCGAGGCGCTCAAGCGCAAGAACGAGCACGGCGGAGACGACACAGGCGAGGAGAACGAGCGCTACAAAGAGCTCGAGCGCCGCCTCGAGGCCGCCGAGAAGACTTCGAAGGACACCGCCGAGGAGCTCCGCGTCGAGCGGCGCAACGGTTTCGTCGAGGACGCGATCAAGGTAGGCAAGATCGCGCCGGGCGCACGCGAGAAGCTCGAGCGCCTTTTCGACAAGGATTCCGAGGGCGCCAAGGACTTCGTCTCCGAGCTGAAGCCCGACGAGGAGCTCGTCCGCGAGCACGGTTCGGATCAGCCTTCGGCCGAGGAGAAGACCGAGCAGGAGCAGCTCGAGAAGGCCTACGAGGCCGACCTCGCTTCGCGCATGAACGTCAAGGTGGAGGAGCTGATCTAGCTGGCCGTCTCGGGCGGCATAACTCCGATCTACGGCCCCGGCTCGAAGGTCTCCTTCGCCGCCGCCGCAGCCATCGACGCCGGAACGCTCGTCGCGGTCACCGCCGGCATGACGGTCGGCGAGGCCGCGGTCGGCTCGAAGAAGGTCGTCGGAGTC